AAGAAAGCGGAGTTCCAGAATCAACGATATACTATCGAGTAAAAATCGGGTTATCTGGAGAAGATGTTATTCGTGTTTAAGTGTGGTGGGGGGGGTGATTGCTTTCAGAAATTTAATGATTAACTGTCAGCCAGTGTTCTTTAAAAATCTTCTTGGAACAGAAGAAATTGTGGATGAATATGGGAACCCTACAGGATCATGGCTCCCCATCTACAGCGAACTGAAGTCCGCTATGCTGTGCGTCTCCCCCAACAAAGGAAGCTCCGAGGTTGAGCAGTTCGGTTCTCTGGAAGATTATGACCGCACTATGACGACGGCGGACACAACCTGCGACATCAACGAGGATGCAGTGCTGTGGGTGGATGGAGCGGACACGGAAGGGCCGTATAACTACATTGTCAAGCTGGTCGCTCCCTGGAAGAATAGCATTTCCTTTGCAATCAAACAGGTTGAAGTTTCCGAGTACGAGGCAGAACAGAAGCTATTTGCGGAGGCAAAGCAGTATGCCGACCATCAAGCTAAAACTGAACACGCAGTCGATCAATCATGCGTTGAAGGAACTGAAAGCGTATCAGAAGAAGGTTGAGAGGGCTGGCGAGGAAATTGCCAAGCGGCTTGGCGAAATCGGATACTCCGTTGCCTACAACGTTATGCAGGGTCATGTGTTCTCTGGAGAGACCATCGAGAGCCTGACGCTGGAGAAGAAAGGTGAAGGGCGGTATGTCTTGTATGCTGAATCGCAAGCGATACTGTTCTTTGAGTTTGGCGCTGGTGCACGGTCTGGATATGGACACCCCTGGGCGGGAGAACTGAACATGGGACCTGGCACATATCCGGGTGCTGGACACTGGGACGACCCGAACGGCTGGTGGTTCCCAACTGATGACCCAAGATTAATTATCAAGCGTGACGCTAACGGTCAAGGTTGGGGGCACTCATACGGCAATCAGCCGCACATGCCATTCTACAACGCCGACAAAGCTATGAGAGAAAGCCTGTTGACGGTTGCAAGGGAGGTGTTGAAGTCATAATCGATGTGGAATCAATCGTCTTTTCAACTGTGGCGACAGCACTGCGAGAAAAGTACGATGTGTTTGTATCCGGCGAATATGTCGATGTACCAGCAAAGTTCCCTGCTGTGACCATCATCGAGGAAGACAACGCAATCGTCCAGCGCATGAGAACCACCAACATCGAGAACGCCGTCTCCTTGATGTACTCCGTGAACATCTATACAAATACTGTAGGCTACAAGAAGTCCGAAGCGAAGGAAATTATGGCTACTGTGGATGACGAGTTCACGAAGCTAGGCTTTGCAAGGACGATGTGCAACCCAGTTGCAAACCTGCAAGACGCAACCATCTATCGAATAGTGGCCCGGTATGAAGCCACTGTTGACAAAGACCTGTGGGTCTATAGAACAACCTAAATAACACGCTGCCATGCACTGGCATGGTAAGACGGCCACAGGGTCAGGAGTGGAACCTGATTTTCTGGTTTTTCACTCCTGACCAAGATTTTTGATAAGGAGTGAATTTTTTATGGCTTCTCCCAGACTCTCCACTGCTGGCATGACATTGCAGTATGCCGTGGAAACCACACCCGGTACTCGACCCACTACGGGCTATATCAAGATCCCCGAAGTGAAGTCCATGCCCAGTTTTAACCCCTCTCCCAGAGCCATTGACAGCACAACCCTGGAGGAGACCGAGTACATGACCTATGTGCAGGGCTTGAAGGACCTGGGCGGCGCTCTGGAGTATGGTGCCAACCTGACCGAGGACCTGATTGATGCGTGGGATACCTTGATGGAGGCTTACGACACTGCTGTTGAGGGTGGCAAGCAGGTTTGGTTTGCTGTGGTACATCCGAAGCTGACAAATGCGACCTACTTTGTTGGTACTCCTGCCCCGTTGGGGCTGAACGAGGCTGAGGTGGACGCAATGCTGGAGACCACTTTGTACATTACTCCCAATAGCGCCCCTGTTATGGCGGCAGCTCCTACGGTCTAAGGGAGGGCGCTTTGAATGAGTGAGAAAGTGACCAATCTTCAGGAGTTCATTCAGCCTGCCCGCCTGACCGACGATCAGACCGGCCAGGTGTATGAGCTAGATTTCAGCAAGGAGAGCGTGGTGTTCGCCGAGCGGAACAAATTTAAGCTGGAGGACGCTATCGAGTTCCCTGTAACTGGTATGCGAGACCTGTTTTACTACAGCTTCCGCAAGAACCACCGGAACGTGGCCCGTGAGAAGACGGACAAGCTGATTGACCGTTGGGGCGGCGGTGTTCCCGAGAAACTAGTAAAGCGGTTGATTCAGCTCTACCAGCAGGCCCAGGCCTCCAATGCCATTCTGGTGGATGAGGATGCCGAAAAAAACTCCGGCCTGACCCTGGAGCTGTAACGCGCCAGCGGTCATGCGAAGAAATCTTTCTTGCTGACTGTCCGTACTACCTCTCTATCGGGATGACCTGGGACCAGTATTGGTACGGGGATGTACGGATGCCAGCAATATTTAGGGAGGCAGATAAGCGTCGCATGGAGAGGATCAATGCAGAGGCCCACTTGATGGGATTGTATGTGTATGAGGCTCTATGCGACGTTTCTCCTGTTTTACATGCCTTTGCGAAGAAAGGAACGAAGCCAAAGCCGTTCAGGACGGAGCCTTATGCTCTGAACGGAGAAAAAGAAGACAAGTCCGAACAGAAGGAAGAAGCCGAGCGCCTGCGCGCTGAAATCTACATGAAACAGATGATGCGGGCTGGAAAGAATTGGGGAAAGAGAGGTGGCAACGATGGCCGTTGATATTGATAGCCTGCAAATTGAAATCGAAGCAACATCTAGCGATGCGGCATCAAAAATTGACCAGCTTGCCACCGCTTTGACCAATTTGAAGTCGGCGGCAAAAGGCGGGGCCGGGTTGACCACCACGACCAAACAGCTCCAGGCCCTCTCCAATGCGGCAAAGCTGATCAATGGAACAAACCTCAACTCTCAGAAGATCCAGCAGTTTGCCTCTGCTATGAATAGCCTGTCTTCCATTCAAAAAGCAAGTGGGTTAAACTCCACAATCAATGCATTGAAGAAATTACCGGAGATAAGCACCGCCCTTGATAAAGCCGATCTTGGAAAGTTTGCCCAGCAGATGAACCAAGTGGCTTCCGCTATGCGTCCCCTTGCAACAGAGATGCAGAAGGTAGCAAATGGTTTTTCTGCATTCCCGATTCGGATTCAGAAGATCATCCAGAGCAATTCGGCACTGACAGCTTCTAACAACAAGACGGCTAAGAGCTTTGGCGTACTTGGGACTGGAATTAGCTCGACAGCCGCACGGTTCGGTGTTTACTACCTAGCGTTTAAGCAAATCGCAAACGTAGTTTCTGGCTGGATCAAGTCTGCAAATGATTACATTGAGAATGTAAACCTATTTCAAGTTTCGATGGGTGAGTTTTACGATGAAGCGTTTGCTTACGCACAGCTAGTCAGTGACAGAATGGGAATCGACCCATCTGAGTGGATGCGTAGCCAAGGCGTGTTTATGTCAATGGCAAACGGATTCGGTCTCGCAAGAGAACAGGCTTATGCGCTGAGTGAGGGTTTGACAGAACTGTCCTACGATCTGAGTTCTCTGTATAACGAAGATGTTGAACAATCGGTACTTCGGCTACAGTCTGCGCTCTCAGGAGAGATCGAGCCGATTAGACGGTTGGGAATCTCTATCAGCCAAGCAACTCTACAAGAATACGCTTTGGCGCACGGAATTGATGAAAGCGTAGCCTCCATGACAGAGCAAGAAAAAGCACTACTTCGGAGCCTTGTTCTGATGGAGGGCGCATCCAGAATCGGAGCCATTGGTGACTTTGCAAAAACCCTGGAGAGTCCTGCCAATGCCATGCGAATTTTGAACCAGCAAATCGTCCAGCTTGGACGTGCGCTTGGTACGGTTTTGCTCCCCATTATAGTTCAAATAATTCCGTGGGTTCAAGCGTTTGTTTCGTTGCTGACAGATGCGATTCGAGCATTAGCTACACTTGTCGGATTTACAATGCCAGAATGGGACGCAAGCGATTGGGCAGACGGAATAAC